AGCAGAGCTTGAGGCAGAGGCTCTCGCTGCTCATGATGACAGCGATGATGAAGAGATGGATAAATTGAAGGAGGCTTTAGAGCTTTCTCAAAAAGAAAATGAAAACCTTAAAGGAAAGTTAAAAGAAATGGCTTCTGGAGTTCAACAAATGAAGACATTCGCCGATAAGGTAAAAGGAACTTTAAGTGAAGTTAACCTGCAAAATGCTAGGTTACTTTATATAAACAAGGCTTTGAGTAGTGACTCGTTGAATGGGCGACAAAAAGATAAACTTGTCGAGGCTATATCAAATTCTAAGACAGTTGAAGAAGCGAAAGTAATTTACGAAACCCTTCAAGGCGCAGTGGGAGAGCAACGAGAAACATCTCGTGCTCCAAAATCACTTAGCGAGGCGGTGACAAAGCGTTCTTCAGCTTTGCTTAAAGGCAGCGAAGCTAAACCTAAAAAAGATCCTAATTTGGATCGGATGAAGCGTTTGGCTGGTATTAATTAAACTAAAAAAGGAGAAATAAAACTATGTCAGTTTTAGATAAATTAACAGAAGGTATCGTTAATCGTGATCTCCAGAAGGAAGGTGCTGCCCTGCTTGCGAAGTGGGAAAACACTGGTCTTCTTGAGGGAATGGATAGCGAGCGTTCTAAAGACACTATGGCTCGTTTGCTTGAAAACCAAGCGAAAGAGCTTCTTAGAGAAGCAGCATCCTCCATGAAAGGTGGTGATGTTGAAGGTTTTGCATCTGTTGCATTTCCTATTGTTCGTCGCGTTTTCGGCAGCTTGATTGCTAACGATCTCGTAAGCGTTCAGCCTATGAGCCTCCCATCGGGACTCATTTTCTTCCTTGACTTTACTAAGGATAGAAATAGACTTGGAGACGAAAATGGCGATTCACTTTATGGTGGAGGAAAAGTCGGGCAGCAGATTACAGGAGGTGTGGATCTTTCCGGACCTGCTTCTGGTTCTGAAAAGGGATTTTATGCCCTTAACAACGGTTACTCTTCACCAACCGGAACGCTTGGTGCAGGCTCTACACAGGTAATTACTGTTCACGCAGAAATTGAAGCATTTCCGGGAGCAGAAGCATCCGAGGCGGCTAAACTTGCTCGGTTTGACGCAGATATCCCATCTGGATCGGCTGTTGTCATCGGTAAGATCGCAACTTCCGCACTTAGCCAGTTAAACAAGGACAACCTTGTTGCTGTTGACCTTGGTTTGAGAGATATTGCGGCTTCTGGTACAACTACTACTGGTGGTAATGGCGGTGTTCAGGTAAGAAGATTGACTCAACTTAGCGGTAACTCCGATGCTCACCTTCTTGTTGTAATGGCTGCTACTGGTTCAGAAACAGTTGCACAGATTAAGAAGAAGTTGACTGGATCTGCTCACACAGTTACATTCCCAATTTTCGATAACTTTAATGGTACAGCCAAAGCACCAGCAGCAGATGCAGTTGGAGTTGTTGCGGCTGATAACACTTGGGGACTTGAAGATAACATTAACATCCCAGAAATCAACATCCAAGTTGACTCTGTAAGTGTTACTGCTATGACCAAAAAGCTCAAGGCTAAGTGGACACCAGAATTGGGACAAGATCTCAACGCTTATCACAA